CGCGCAAGCTGGAATATTAAACGTCCTTGTGGCGTAGCCTTCGCCTTCCAAGTCAGTGAGTACTTCGTCCAAGCCCAGTTTGATGAGCCCAACAACGTTTTCTCCAACAACCCAAGTGGGCCGGAGTTCCCGGATAACTCTAAGCATTTCTGGCCAGAGATGGCGGGGGTCGTCTTGGGCAAGCTGTCTTCCGGCTTGGGAAAATGGCTGGCAAGGGAACCCTCCGCAAACAAGGTCGGGTCGGGCGTCGGGGAAATCGGATCGTCGGGCATTTCTTATGTCATCCAATATGGGTACGTCGGGCCAGTGATGATTCAACACCGCTTGGCAAAATGGATCCTGCTCCACGAAACAGGTTGTGCGGAAATGCCCAGTCGCCTCGAGGCCCCGAGCAAATCCACCTATTCCGGCAAACAGATCAACCGTTGTTAAAGTCACCAGATACCCATGGCCATGCCCACGGCCGAAATAACGCTTCCCAACACAATCATCCAAAAATATTGGGGTCCCATCCTACTTTCCCAGTTCTTCTTTTGCTTCACGCGTTTCCATAGATTTTTCATCGATCTCACCTTGGCTGTTGCAACTCGGGCAGTCGTCGTACACCGACCCCGTTCCGCTGTCAGACACGTCAATAGGAATGTAGCCATCACCGTGGCACTCGTTACAAATCATATGTCTAAATCCTTAATCATCTTTGAACTAAGATTTGTTGCAATATCATGGCTTCCGTCGCTCAACATCACATCATAGCGCGGGTTGTCTTGAAATGTGCGACCAACAATTGTGGCGACCTTTTCGTTACCGTCGATTATTGCAATCACGCGCTGGTTAAGCTCGTACATTGGTTTCTCCCAAAAAGTTAGATACATGCTCCAAACACACCGACCTCGCAAACCCGCGCGGGGTCGCACTGCGAATGTTCTTGGTGCGAAGCGACTTGCCACCCGTCTTGCCAGCCACAGGTGAGAAGTTTCCGTTCTTCGTCGGATCAGCGCGGTCATAGACAAGTGTCAAATGATCCACACGACGCTTCGTGGGCATACGAAAACCGCCGCCGGTCCAAAGACAAGTCTTCTTCCGGTAACCGTCACGCGGGGGAATCACATCAGGCCAACGCGGATGCACGTCGTCCTCCGGCAAGTAACCTCCAAAATCACACGGGTCGAACTTGTGATCCGGCTTGCGCCATAACCGTGACAACGCACCAATCGGATTCTCCACGTAGTATGGGCAACCCAAAGCATCACCAACCAAAGCACACTGACGAGCATGACCCGCAGCCTCAATCTGAAAATCAGGATCAGCCTCGGCCTTGCCCTTCCACCAACGTGCGCCAGAAGACGCAAGGTCAGTGCATGGCGGGAACGCAGACATGAAACATGCATTGGTGCCGTGTCGGGCAATGATCTCTAACAAGGTCTGGATATCGTGCAGGTCAGCATGAACGTAAGTGGTCGATCCGTCCGTCCGAATACCCTCGTGCTGGATGTCGTAAGCGAAGCACTGATAACCAGCCTCGGCCCACGGACGCAAAGCCTCGCCCGTGTAGTCGTATAATGAAATGACGTGGTTTCTCATATCACCACCTCGTCAATTAGATTGTAGTATCCGGCGATGATTTCGCTCTGAAGTTCGTCCTCGCTGATTTCCGCAGAGGAATCCCAACCGTCTACAAGGCATATCAGGGTGTAGTAATACGAGGTGACAGCGCGATCATCCATCTGGCGAGTTTCAGTGCGAGACAGAACCCGCTCCTTAATGCGTATGTGAGCATAGCCAAGATTCGTGTGGTCCATAATGTGGGTCATCTCATCTGAGTTCTGACCCAAATCATCAGCGTTATATATATCGCGGCGCTGGTAGGTTGATCCAATGAACATTGTCTTTCTTCCTTTCTAGGTTTGTGACTCGGTACTGAGTTAAAGTAGCATGTTTCATGGACCACGGTCAAATGTTCGCCGTTACGTATATACAGGCAAATTCAAAAAACAGTTTTGAAAATAGAATTATGGGTGCAAAAAAGTGTAAAAGTGTAACGGGAGCTGAAAACAGGTGGTAACACGTTGAAATATATCAGTACTACTCGTTACACTCTCGTTACACCCCGTTACACTTCAAGGCTTCCCGTTACACTTTTCTAGCCGAACGGAGGTTTGACGATTGTTGGAAACAGGGTTAGTTTTGAGAATGCTCGTATATAGGAATAGCTAGATGAAACGTAGAATTGAAACAAAAGCCGAAGAAATTGAAGAGGCTCACGGTCGTAAACTGACCAACCGACAGAAGGAATTTGCTAGGCACTTCGTAGACGCAACACACTCAAACGCCGAATGCGCCAGGTTGGCCGGGTACTCGGACAAGAATGGTATCGCCAAAGTGCAGGCACACAAACTGCTCAATCCAAAGTACTTCCCGCACGTCGCTGAGTACGTAGTTGAAATGCGCGAGGAGCGAGAGCGGAAGTATGGCGTCACGCTTATGGGGCAGCTGAAACGTTTACGCGACCTATCGATGGGGGCCGAAGATGCTGGCCAATTCTCTGCGGCAATAAACGCGGAGAAGACCCGGTCGGCACTGGGAGGCCTTACAACAGATCGTCGAGAGACAAGCCATTTCCATGCAATTGAAAGTATGAACCGGGAAGAGATCGAGAACCGACTTTCAGAGCTTCGGAGCTCACACCCAACGGCTTTTATAGACGCTCAATATGAGGTGATGGATGACGCAGAAACCGGAGACACTAATGTGGAACCGACTACGGGGGCGGATGCCAAAGAGTTGGAACACCACGAGGATTGAAAACCGCTATGGCGGCGGGATTCCAGACGTTCATGTGTGCGCGGAGTCTCTACCCTTCTGGATTGAACTGAAAGTTACAAAAACAAACCGCGTAAATGTGTCCGCCCACCAAGTTGCGTGGAATTTCGCCTATTCTCAATCGGGGGGCGTAAGTTTCTTCCTTGTTGAGGCCCTCTCGTCCTCGAACCTATATTTGTTTGACGGGGTCCATGGTCGGGGGTTAGCGGAACACGGTTTGAAGTCGGGTCGGTCGGGTTCGGGGTCGGTCGGGTCGGGGACCATGGTTCCCTGCCTTTGGTCGGGGTCGGTCGGGTCGGGTCTCCTGGACAACATGCTCGATATCGTTCGGGGTCGGGTCGGGGTCGGGTCGGAGGCGAACACCCCCTTGGTTCCTCCGGTCGGGTCGGAGGCGAACACCCCCTTGGTTCCTCCGGTCGCGTGGCCTGGTCACTGGTCTGGGATCTAAGGCACGGGCTCGAGGTGAAAGTAAACCCCGGCCGGATTGCTCCGACCGGGGTTCTGCTACCGGGTGCACCCGGCAGCGTGCGGCGCCATTAATGTGTCAACAACCGGCGCCGTAACTGTTTTCGCGGATAACAAAGCCGCTTGTGTCGTTCTTGGCTTTGGAACCTTTCGGATCCAGCCCTACGATAACGGGTTGCGGGTCCAAGTGGCGTAGGTCGTGTTCCGTTCCGTCAATGACTTGGTGACCCATGAACGTTGACGGTTGGCCGTCGCCAAATACAACCGCGACATTGAAACCCGCCGCGAGTACTTGTTCTGCTTCCGCCTTGTTGGTTTCGGATAGGCTAAAAGTTAGGTGATAGTTGGCCGGACGGTTGGCGTCTAACACGCGGCGCATGTTTTTGGTGTAGTCCACAAACTGGATCTCTGGAAAGCGAAACGGTAACGGCTGGCCGTTGTCGGTTGGCACACGTTCAAACGCAATATCCGTGGAACCGTTCGGCCGCACTGCTAGCTTCTTACTTTCGCGCTTTGCTTTTCTGGCCATTGCGCGAACGTGATCCGTCATCTCGGCCATGAACGCTTGCCGGTCATTCATAAAGAATTGCGCTTTTGCGATCCGGCTTTCACGCGTGCGGTTGGTTCCGTTTTCTAAATCGGAAACAATGGCCGCTTGGCCGCTATACATGCCAAGGCACAGGTCGCGACAACCGGCGCTCGAATCAGGGCATAGGTTACCGGCACCGCCGGTACTATGCGGCGCCATATAGTTGATTGCGTTCAAGTAGCCGTACTTGTCGGCTTTAATAGCTTTCGCGCTATCCGTGGAAAAGAATTTCGAAAATTGAGTCATCGTGCTTTCTCCGATGTTAGTTGTTGACGTGCCAAAAGTACCATCAATTCCCAGGATGTGTCAACGGGTCGGGTCGGGTTTATTTTGGGCGCCGGCTAGGTCGGGTCGGGTCGGGTCGGGTCGGGTTGGAGAGGGGGGGGATAAAAAGCGGCCCTAGCGAGGGCGCGCCAGGGCCGTAGTTAAATGGGTCGCTAACAGGGCTCGAGCCCGGGCGCCCCATGGGAGGAGGGTACGGTAGTCCCGCCGCCCTCCCGCGTCAATCGTTAGCGGCGATCTGCTCTCGCAGTTCTTCTTCTGTCGTGTATTCCATCACGCCATAAGCGCAGCAACAACTATCGCATATCCACTTGTCGCCTATGACCTCGTGCGGTGAATTGCGTACATCAAACACATCTTTGCACAGGTCGCACGTCGTATTGTCGCCGTACATTGGATCGTGATTTTCCATAACTACTCCTAATGTTTGTTGTTGACGTGATCTATTATACATGGGATAACATACTAGTCAACAACCAAAGGAGGACAATATGTCCACACGAGCATGTTATACATTCACCGATTCGCAAGGCGAATTCCACGTCTACAAACATCACGACGGATATCCCTATGCCGGAGGAGTTCATAAAGGCGAGGCCTATGAAGCCGGAGGCCTTGTTTGGATTAACGACGCAAAACAGTTTGCGTGGGATCTCCCCCGTTTTGAAGCCGACGATTTTGCCGCGTCGTTTGTAGCGGCAAACAAACAAGGCGGTTGTCGTTTAATCAACAAAGCGAACCCGTGGGAATTCTCCGGCGATTCCGAATATTGGTACAAGGTAAAGGTCGCTGTTCCTGCTCTTGATGTTTGGGTCGATGTTTACCGCGTTGATTGGTGGGGCGATGAACCCAAAAACGAATTAATTATGGGTGGCGCATTGTCTGAGCTTCTCACATCTGAACGCGCTCGAAAGGAGGTGGCGTGATGCCCAACTGGACTAGCAATCGGGAGTGACAGGCGAAAGCTTGTCGGGGATTGGGCGGCCTTTGGGTCGCCCTTTTCTTTTGCCTAGTCGTCGGGTCGGGTCGGGTCGGGTCGGGTCGGGTCGGGTCGAGCCGCCCGCCCGGAGGAGGGGGAGGGGGGGCTAACGTCTATCCGCTATCCCCTTATGTTCTTTCGGGCAGCGTACTTCTCGGCCCTTAGTAGATTGTTGATGTAAAGCCGCTTGTGGCCGTTTGCGTGCGTGTGTAGCTGACGTGCGTTGGCGCTTGGTGCGTGTCGCATATCCGGCGTGCCGTCTGTCTTTGCCGGGCGGTACTCGTTCCAGATAGCGGTCCACCCGTTGCGTCTCTTTTGGCGTATTGTTCGTGCGTATTTTTGATTCATTGTTTTGTTTTCCTTTGGTTTGTTGTTGACTATGGAATATTATGGGACTATTCTTTGAAAGTCAACAACGCAGAGGAATACGAAATGGAATACGAAATTCACACTGAGTGCCGCGAGTGCGATGGATACGGAATTCTAGAACACCAGATTGCCGTCGATGAATTTAAAGATAGTGATTGCCCTGAGTGCGACGGCTCTGGCTTGGTTATGCATCGCGAGGAATTCGACAGTGAGGCGGACGCGAAGGCCGACTATCCCGAAAGCTTCATTAACCCATCGAAATGGACGGGCGCCAAATCACGCAAACGCGCCGCCATGATCGCCAGCGAATTAGGTTTGCTGCGCTGATATAGTCGGTCAACATTTCTCGCAACTGGGCGGCCTTCGGGTCGCCCTTTTTTTATGCCGGGCCAGGTCGGGTCGGGTCGGGTCGGGTCGGGTCGGGTCGGACCTAGCTCATGCCAAGCGCGGCGCCTGGTATAGTAGTACTAGGATAGCATTGCCTGGCGCCGGCTCGAGCCCCGGCTCTGGCTCTGGCTCTGGCTCTGGCTCTGGCTCTGGCTCTGGCTCTGGCTCTGGCTCTGCAAGGCCTAAAATTAATTTGAATTAAATGCATTTTATGGGTTGCGCTATCATGGTAATTGGTGGTACAACAGTTCTGTTGTAACGAAAACAACGAACAACAATAGAAAGCGAGAAAGACATGGAAGATCAGAAACTAGTAAATGACTACGTTCGCGAGAAAAAGAAGCTTGCTAGAATTGAGTCAAAACTTAAATCTGAAAACAAAACCCTGTATTTGGAATTAGAGACACAAGAAAAGCTGATAAAGAAGCTGAAAGCGTCCGCCAAGAAAATGCTTCTGAAATCCAATAGCAAGCGCATTGAAAGTAAAACGCATTGGCTAACGCTGGAGACCGTGCCAATTTCAGCGCATGCCCGAAACACGATCTATATAGATAAAGCTTAGTTCAATGGGCGGAGCATAACGCTCCGCCCATCAACCCAGAAAGAAAGAATTGATATGAACAACCTTATGCTCAACGGCCTGCAAGATATGTTGAACCAGTTAGAGACTGGCAAACTGTCACCAGCTCAGGAACGCAACACCATAGAACGCGAAGCATTAAAACATAAGCAAAGCATTGCCGAATTGGTGGAAGAAAACGCGGAATTAAAACGCAGGCTATGGGAATATGAGAACTGCTATCGGTCGGGCAAGCTTCCCATGTCGGGCTAGGTACTTAGGCCACAGGTCGATTGACCTGTGGCCACCCACCCACCTAGCGTCGGGCTGGCGCCGCCGCCCCTCCTCGGGGAGCGAGGGGTGAGATAGGGTTTTAAATCTATAATACCTCCTAATTATCATTGGACCCTGAACAGTGCTTCAGGCTGAGACCCCCCCACTTCTGTTTTGAAACAATATCGGCTACAATTTTTTGCATATTTAATTTCATTTGGGTTTCTTGGAGACGGCTTAATGCTCAATGCTTCTGATGAGGTTATGCGTGAGATTCTTGCTTTAGAGCAGGCGAAGAAGACGCTTTCTGTTCGAGAGTTGGCTCGCGAGGACTTTATGGTGTTTGCGAAGCATGTGTATGAGGGCTTTATTGAGGGTTCACATCACAAGCAGGTGGCCAAGAAGTTTGAGAAGTTGGCCAAGACCCCTGGTTCACGGATCATTGTCAATATGCCGCCTCGTCATACCAAGAGCGAGTTTGCGAGTTATTTGTTACCGGCTTGGTTGATAGGCAAGAATCCTAAGTTGAAGATCATTCAGACGACGCATACGGCTGAGTTGGCTGTACGGTTTGGACGTAAGGTGAGGAACCTTATGGAGTTGGATATTTACAAGGAGATTTTCCCTGAGGTTGATTTGAAGGCTGATTCCAAGGCTGCTGGACGTTGGGAGACGGGCCAGGGAGGGGAGTATTACGCTGCTGGTGTTGGTGGCGCGATTACTGGTCGTGGTGCGGATTTGTTGATTATTGATGATCCTCATTCGGAGCAGGATGCGTTATCCGAGAATGCGATGGAGAATGCGTATGAGTGGTATACGTCTGGTCCTCGTCAGCGGTTACAGCCGGGTGGTTCGATAGTTATTGTTATGACTCGTTGGTCATTGAAGGATCTTACTGGAAAGTTGTTGAAGGCTCAGAGTTCGGATGTGATGTCTGATCAGTGGGATTTGATAGAGTTCCCGGCGATATTGCCGAGTGGTAATTTGTTATGGCCACAGTTTTGGAAGAAGGAGGAGTTGTTACGGGTCAAGGCTGCGTTGTCCTTGGGCAAGTGGAATGCACAGTGGCAGCAGAATCCGGTTGCTGAAGAGGGTGCAATTATTAAGAAGGAGTGGTGGAACGTTTGGGAGAAGGAGGAGATTCCACGGCTTAGTTATGTGATGCAGTCTTATGACACGGCGTTTAGTAAGAAGGAGACGGCGGATTACTCGGCAATAACGACTTGGGGTGTGTTTGTTCCCAAGGAGGGTGGTCCGGACAACATTATATTGCTGGATGCGAAGCGTGGCCGGTGGGATTTCCCTGAATTGAAGGCTCAGGCTTTTGAGGAGTATAATTACTGGGAGCCGGACATGGTGTTGATCGAGGCGAAGGCTAGCGGAACACCGCTCACGGACGAGTTACGAACGATGGGTATACCCGTTGTGAATTATACACCGTCCAGGGGCAATGATAAGCACACCCGGATGCATATGGTGGCGCCGATGTTTGAGTCTGGCAGGGTGTGGGCTCCTGAGAAGAGGTTTTCAGAAGAGGTGATTGACGAGTGCGCGGCGTTCCCTCATGGGGACTATGATGATTACTGTGACAGCATGTCGATGGCACTTATTAGATACCGTAAAGGCGGCTTTGTTCGTCTTGACACTGACGATGAAGACGAAGAATCTAACTTACTTCTTCATTCAAGAAGCTACTATTAGGAGAGTTCCATGGATTGGATCGTTAGTCGTATGAAAGAGCCCTCTAGTTACGCTGCCCTTGGCGGTATCGTAATGGGTATTGGTGTTATTGTCTCGCAGCCGATCATCGTTGCCGTAGGCATTGTGGGCGGCGTTGTTGGTTTCCTGCTGAAGGAAAAAGGCGTAATCTAACCCAAATGGTTACGCAAGCGGCGCTGACTTCGTGCGCGCTAGTTGCGGTATTTTTTGTTTTTGCTACAGCGGCGCACGCCACTGACACGGTAACTTCGGCTACCGTGAGCAGTTCAACTGTGGTTGATAAGGCTCCGCCCACTGCCAGTAGCCCGTCTATCGTTGTGAACAATAGCGACATCTGCCAAGTCGGCAGCAGCGGCGCAGTCCAGACAAGTTTGTTTGGTCTTAGCGGCGGTACGACCACACGCGATCTCAACTGTGAGCGCATTAAGTTATCTAGGGCTGTCTACGGCATGGGCCTGAAGGTTGCTGGGATTTCCCTGCTGTGTCAGGAGGTCCGGGTGTTTGATGCGCTTTGGATGGCGGGTACGCCCTGCCCCTATCTGGGCAGCATTGGAAACGAGGCTCGAGAAAAGTGGATAGAGAACCCCAAGAAATCTCCACATGGCGCAATTCTTAGAGAGTATGTTGTAGAGCTAGCTGAGAAAAAAGCCGAGGAAGAGGCCGAAGCTAAGAGGCAGGGTCGCGCTGTCTTGCAGCCAGCCGATGAGTTCTTCGTTAATGATCAAGATTATTTTGGTTCCGACTGATGCGTTGGCTGTTAGCACTGGTCCTCCTTGTATCCCCCGCAATGGCCGAGGAAGTGACGACGGCAAATGTGACGCCGGATATGTCTGCGTTTATAGCGAGCGGCAGCACGCAAACTGGATCAGGTTGTTCGGCGGGGCAGTTCTGTACGGGTAACGCTAGCAACGGCGGCGGAACATATACGTCCAGCTTTGACGTTCCACTGACCGAGGCCGAGGTGCAGCGGGGATTTACTGTTAATCAATTCGTAGATGTTACAAGCCACCCGTCGAACGCCACGCGGACTACTTGTGGCAGCATCACTCAAGTAGGAGATTGCCGAGACATATTCAGTATGACGGTTGCGTTGTTTAATACCGCGAACGCTGTAGTCGAGAAGTTTGAGCGCGAAATCGAGTTAGACTTTGGCGGTAACCGAACATTTTCTTTTACCGACGTAATTTTACCCAACACCTTTAGCATATTGACGGGGGAGTTCCAGCTATTCGGAATAGATGCCGGGTTTCACTCTGGAGCTTTCGGTCCCCAATTCTCAACACCCGGCGTTACGTTTACATATCAGGATATAGTTGAGCAGCAGGTTCTGGAACAGATCGCGCAACTTGATACTCAGATTGCGTTTACTCCACCACCACCAGAGATAGCAGCAGCTCCCCCGCCACCACCTGCTGCCCCACCACCTGTTCAAACTGTTGTCGCTGCGTATGTTGAACCAGCAGCGCCAGCACCTCCGCCCGTAGTTGCACAAATTCAGACAACGCAGCCAGAGCCGCAGGAACAGCAGCAAGAAGCGCAGGTAGAAGCAGCCATCGAAATGGAAATGCAGACGCAGCCCGAACCTCAAGCCGAGCAGCAGCCCGAACCTCAAGCTGAACCCGAACAACAGCAGGAACAGCAACCAGAACCCCAAGAGCAAGCCGAAGCCGAGCCAGAGGCTGAACCCGAACCAGAACAACAGGCAGAAGCGGAACCTGAGCCGGAACAACAGGCAGAACCGCAGGAGGCTGTTGAAGCTGAACCTGAGCCGGAGCCCGAACCCGAGCAACAGCAAGCAGAAGCCGAGCCCGAGCCTCAGACAAAACAGGAAAAACAGAAGGCAGCAGCCGAGAGGGTTGTTAAGAAGATCGCGCCATCACAGCGGTACAGCGCAGCTAGTCAGGCAACGACGATGGTCGTGATGAATATGCTGGCGGGAAAGATCGCGACGGATGTGACGATGGTAGACACCCAAGGCTTCTTCCCGGCAACCGGAATGACGGACAACCGAAGTATAAGCAATCCGTTGCAAGATTACACCATGTTTGGTGGCTCAAATGCCACACATGACCGGCTCATGCAATCAGAATGGAACCGATAATGGATTTTGTATTGGAGTATTGGTCACAGATTTTTGTTGTTCTGGGCGCTTTTGCAGCCGCCGTGAAGATGAACTCTGTCGTCCACATCCTTCGGCGTGATCTCGATATTTTAGCTACGGACATCAAGCGCCGAGACACCTATGTCGAGACGGTTAAAATACGCGCCGAGGTTGATCAAATAAACAAGAACATCTCCTCCCTATGGGACCAGATGAACAAATTGAAAGAAAAGTAATGGCTGAGATAGAAGTTGGCGGAATCAAGTTTAAGGGCGGCAAAATTGTGGTTGTGCTAACGGCTCTGTCTACAGCAGGCGGTGCGTTGTGGGGCGGCTTTGAGTTCTGGAAAGACTACGAAGACATGAAGGCAAAGATATCTAGCTACAGCGCCCCCGACCTGTCCGGCATTCGTCAGGAGTTGGCGGTGCAAAACGAGACGGTTGATGCCGTTACCACAGAGATGGCAAGTGTCCGGTTGCGCGTGGCAGAAATACAACAGCTATCCCGAGACCTGCGCGAGGATGTTCGCAGCGACAGCGCTAAACTGTACGAGGCTATCAGCGCTGTAGATCGCCGGTCGCGAGATGCTGATGCGGATACACGCGCTGCAATGCGCCAAGCTGAGAAGACGCTACGCGACATTAGCTCGTCTGCATCAGAGAGGTTCGACAGCAAGATAAACAGCGTCGATGCCAAGCTCGATGCCCTAGAGGCTCGGTTAAACAAGACGCTACAGCGCGCCCTTGACAACCCATTGCTAAAATAAGGAACGTAGTATGGCACAGAAGAAACTACAGAAAGACTCAAAGCACAACGACCTTGATCTCGACGGCGACGGCGTTGTTAGTGATTCGGAATTAGCGGCGGTGGAGGCTTTGGAAAAACACGAGAAGGCAGACGCGCAGCGTCGTATGGCGTGGGTAGCCATGCTGTCTATGATCTTCTTTACACTTGCAGTCTTTCTTCCAATCTTCCCAGATGGTAGGATTAAAGCGTTATCTGACTTGTTCGGCTTGTTCTATATCGGCCAAGCAGGTGTTGTCGGAGCCTATATGGGTATGACAGCATATATGTCGAAGGGTAAATAATGCTCAAGATATACGCGATTATTGTAGTTGTTGGTTTCGTAGGCAGTTCTGCTTATGGTGCTTACTACTATTACAAAGACAGTCAGCAGCGTATTCAGATACTGACCGAAAACACAGCCAAGCTGGAGACGGCAAAACTTATCCAAGATGATACAATTAACACTTTGATTGAGGACCGAGACCGGTTTGCGGAATTAACCAGCGAGCTACAGACGAACCTCAACAAGGCGAACGTGTATAAGGATGTTTTAATCAGCAAGCTGAGAAAGCATGATTTGGCGGCACTTAGTTTGAAAAAACCGGGTTTGGTAGAGGGTAAGATAAACAATGGCACAGCAAAATTGTTCCGCTCGCTGGAAGTTCTTTCCGGCGCTGTTGCTCCTGCCCCTGCTGCTAAGTAGCTGCACGAGCTTCAAGGACATACTGCCGGTCACAATAAAGACCGTTGAGGTTGAGCGTCAGATACCCACGCAGAACCGACCTCGCCCTATGTCTTTAAACGACATACACTTCTATGTTGTTACCGAGGATACGTTCGAGGAGTTCCGGCAGAGGTTCGTTGCAGAGAACGGAGACTTTTTGTTTTACGCACTAAGCGTGCGAGACTACGAGACGCTAGCTTTGAACATGGTTGAGATTAAGCGGTTCCTAGAACAGCAAAAGCAGATTATAATTTACTATGAAAAAGCCGTGAAGCCGAAAGACAATCAAGAAAAGGGTATGTAGCAAATGGCTAATGAACCGACTTCCTTAATAGATGGAGGAATGCCTTCCGGAGGAATGCCTCTTGGTGGGCTGTCCGATCAAGAGATCGAAGTAGAGGAGATTGAAGATCCTACTGAGATGATTGAAGAAGAAGACGGTTCGGTTGTTTTGAATTTTGGCAATCAGTTTGAATCGATGATGGGGGAAGAACTTCAAACTGATCCCGACGCAAATCTTGCGGAAGTTTTGGACGAACGTGAGTTGATGGATATCAGTTCGGAACTGATGGGTTATTACGAAGACGACAAAGCTGGACGGCAAGAGTGGGAAGACGCTTATACTGAAGGTCTTGATCTGCTTGGTCTTAAATATGAGAACCGAGATCAGCCGTTTAGGGGTTCTAGCGGCGTCACCCACCCCGTTATTGCTGAAGCGGTGACCCAGTTCCAAGCGCAGGCTTACAAGGAGCTCCTTCCAAGTTCTGGACCAGTACGAACCCAGATTATTGGCGCGACGACACCTGAAGTAGAGCAGCAATCTCATCGTGTTCAGGAGTTCATGAACTTTCAGATCACTCACGTTATGGATGAGTACGATCCGGAGATGGATCGCCTTCTGTTTTATCTCCCCTTAGCCGGGAGCGCGTTTAAAAAGGTTTACTTTGACGATATTTTAGATCGAGCGGTTTCTCGTTTCGTTCCGGCAGATGATTTAGTTGTACCGTACAACGCAACGGACCTTTCTTCGGCCTCGCGTGTCACTCATGTCATTCGGATGAACACGAATGATGTAAGGAAGAACCAGGCTGCTGGGTTTTACCGCGACGTGGACATTTCAGCTTACCAAAGCGACGACGAAGTTCGTGAAAAGGAGCGTAGTCTCTCCGGAATTGAGCGAACAGGCGGCGATGATCAGGATTGTACCCTTTTAGAGGTGCATACCGATCTTGACCTCCTTGGTTTTGAGCATGTTAGCCCTCTTGATGGCGAAGAGACCGGAATTAAGCTCCCCTACATCGTGACTATAGACGAGGGAAGTCAGAAGGTTCTGTCTGTGCGACGAAACTGGAACGAGGGCGACGAGTATTACAAAAAAATACAGTACTTCTCGCACTATAAGTTCCTCCCTGGCTTAGGTTTCTACGGATTTGGGCTTCTCCACATGATTGGTGGTCTCGGACGATCCGCCACATCTATTTTGAGGCAACTTATTGATGCAGGTACTCTCGCTAACCTTCCTGCTGGCTTTAAAGCTCGCGGTATTAGGATTCGTGATTCTGACGAGCCTTTGTCTCCTGGCGAGTTTCGCGATATTGATGTTCCCGGCGGTGCTTTACGAGAAAGTATTATGCCTCTTCCCTACAAAGAGCCCAGCCAGACGCTGATGTCTCTTTTAGGGTTTGTCGTGGATGCCGGTCGTCGCTTTGCAGCTATTGCAGACTTGCAAGTAGGGGACGGAAACCAGCAGGCAGCGGTTGGAACCACGGTAGCTCTTTTAGAGCGTGGTTCTAAGGTGATGTCAGCCATACACAAGCGCCTGCACTACGCACAGAAGCAAGAGTTCAGGATGCTTGCTAGAGTGTTTGCTGAGTCACTTCCACCCATGTACCCGTATGATGTGTATGGCGCCGAAGCTTCGATTAAACAGACTGATTTCGATGATCGTGTAGATGTTATTCCGGTATCGGACCCAAATATCTTTTCAATGTCGCAACGTCTTGCACTTGCCCAGACACAGCTTGAGTTAGCTCAGTCAAACCCGCAAATGCACAATCTTCATGAGGCGTATCGTCGTATTTATGAAGCGATAGGCGTTACTAACATTGAAACGTTACTTCCTACGCCACAGCCGGCTCAACCAACTGATCCGGCAATTGAGAATGCTAAGTCTATCATTCAGGAGGCTTTGCAGGCTTTTCCGACGCAGGATCACGACGCGCACATGACGGCGCACATTATCTTTATGAAGACACCTATAGCGGCTTCTTCTCCCCCTATCTTTGCTCTTTTGCAGGCTCATCTTTGTGAACATGTTGCGTTCAAGGCTCGAGGTGTCGTTGACGCTGAGATGCGGTCCATGATGGAGCAGGCTATGCAGACGGGTCAGCAGCCTCCGCCGGTTGACGTAGAGGCAAAGGTTGCCGAGCTTATTGCTCAGTATACTGAAGAGGTCATGTCAACTCTAATGCCGCCACCGGAAGGGGAAGTAGATCCTCTAGTGGAGCTTCGTTCTAAGGAACTGGACATCAAAGCGGCAGATCTACAGCGTAAGACGAAAGAGTTTGATCAGCGCCTGTTGTTTGATATTGAGAAAGAGGAAGCTAAGGAAGAGATGTCCGCAGAGAAGATTGATTCTCAGGAGGATATTGCCCTACTACGTGCAGAGGTTAACCGAGAACGGATTAATCAAGGAACACCGGGAAGAGGTAACTAGAGATGGCCAAGAACATGACCCATTACTTTAGGGATGGAACTAAGCATCCTGGTGAGAGACACAAGATGCCCAACGGCGATCTTCATAGCGGATCCAAACACGGCACTAATAGCAAAAGACTTTATCACTATTCCGAGTTGCCGTCTGCTTCCGCAAAGAAGAAGGCTAGGAAGAGGGCGTGATGTTTCACGTGAAACAGTATGGCCATTAGACGCACTACTACTGGCAAAAGCGCCAACTATCGTAAGACCAGCAAGGGTGCTGGAATGACGAAGAAGGGTGTTGCTGCTTATCGCAGGGCTAATCCGGGGTCTAAGCTTAAAACAGCGGTTACGGGGAAAGTTAAGGAGGGCAGCGCGGCGGCAAAGCGTCGTAAGTCCTATTGCGCTAGGTCCGCAGGGCAGTTGAAGAAAAGCTCTGCCAAGACCAGAAACGACCCTAATTCGCGTATTCGGCAGGCTCGTAAAAGGTGGAAGTGCTGATGGCTACAAAAGACGCTTGTTATCGAAAAGTTAAGGCACGCTATAAGGTGTTCCCGTCTGCGTATGCGTCCGGAGCAATAGCAAAATGTCGAAAGGTTGGCGCTAGTAACTGGGGCAACAAGACTAAAAGAGCTGTTGGCGGCACTGTTCGGACTAATGGTTGCGGAGCCGTGATGCCTCGTCATGGTGGCCGTGAGGTCAAGATATACTAATGGCTGTCCGCAAGACAAAGAAGGGTGCCTCTCTCAAACGTTGGTTCAAGGAAGATTGGATCGATGTGAGAACAGGTAAACCTTGCGGTAGGAAGAAAGGCGAGAAGAGAGGCACGCCTTATTGCAGGCCTAGCAAACGTGTTTCTAAGAAAACACCTACGACATCCGGGGAGTTAACACCGTCTGAGAAAAGGTCTAGGATTGCTCAGAAGAAACGTTTGGGGCAACCTGCTGGTGAACCTCGTAGGGTAAAATCGGTAAAACGCGCTAACCGTGGCGGAATGATGAAAGTGAGGGTCTTTTAATGGCTAAGAGCAGAATGGTTAACCAGATGTCTGAGCAGATGGATGTCTCTAAAAAGGAAGCAGGTGGTCTTATGAAAAAGGCAAAGAGTATGAATGATGCCGAAGGTATGAACATGGGTGGCATGATGCGCCGTCCGATGCCTTCTCCGGGCATGGGTGGCTATGAAATGCGTATGGAAGATGGCGGACTCAGCAAGGGCCAAAAGG